TAAAGGAAGGGCTTACTTCAACAAGAAGACAGGCTCTAACCTGAAGCCTCCAGTTTCTGCTAAAGAGGCTGCAAAGTCCCCTAAAGCAGCAGGAAGACGTAAGAGCTTCTGTGCTCGTATGAGTGGAGTAAAAGGGGCTATGAAAGACGAGAAAGGCAGACCTACTCGTAAAGCCTTAGCACTCAAGAAGTGGGACTGCTAAGTAGGCTATTGACTTTTAATCAATTTTATGGTATAATATAAGATATGAACTACATTCAACTAGTAAATGACGTACTGATTAGGCTGCGTGAACCTGAGGCTTCCTCGGTATCTGATAATGCCTATGTAAAATTGATTGCTAGATTTGTCAATGATTCTAAGAGGGTCGTAGAAGACTCCTACAACTGGAATGCTTTGTCTGATACCCTTTCTGCTACCACTACAGCAGATGTGTTTAACTATGTTCTAGTAGGCTCTGGACAACGATTCAGAGTTATCGATGTTATTAACGATACTCAAAATGCTTTCGTAGAATTAGCCTCTACCAGGTGGATGGATCAGCAGTTCTTAATGACCACTCCTCAGAAGGGGTCTCCTGCATATTATAACTTCAATGGTGTTAATTCCAGTGGAAATACTCAGGTAGACTTATACCCTATTCCTGATGGTGCTTATAACCTTCGTTTTAATATTATTAAACCACAAGTACCCTTAGCAGTTAATGCTGATAATTTATTAGTACCTGAAGAGCCTGTAATCTTAGGTGCTCTTGCAAGGGCTCAGGCAGAGCGTGGTGAGGACGGAGGAGTACAAGCTGGGGAGACATATCAGTTAATGAAGCAGAGCTTAGCAGACGCTATAGCACTCGAATCAGGACGGTATATAGAAGAACAACAGTGGGTTTGGAACTAATGGCTAGTCAACTACAGACATCGTCTATAGCAGCTCCTGGATTCTATGGACTCAATCTACAAGAGTCTAGTATTACTTTGTCTTCTGGCTATGCACTAAAAGCACAGAACTGTGTAATCGATAAGTATGGTCGTATCGGTGCTCGTCGAGGATGGACTACAGTAAACTCTGCAGTTAATACTGACTTAGGTGCTGGTAATGCAGTAGAGTTTATATTTGAATTAGTAGATGGTGGTAGTAATCAAGTGTTAAGTGCTGGTAATAATAAGTTATTCGTAGGAACTACTACAATGACTACTAAGACAGTGCGTAACACTACTAACAGCGGTGACGCTACTTATACCATCACTGCAAACAATTGGCAGGGTGCTGCAATGTCTTATGGAGATATCACTGACTTCCATCCTCATGTGTATTTAGCACAAGCTGCACATCCTATGTTGGTGTATCATGAGCTACCTACATCAGGCGGAGCTTTTGATGCTCACAATAGCGGTACATTTGGATACCAACGTGTAGGAGATGACGCTAAGTTACCTTCTAATCATAGCACAGCAACATTCATGCCTAGCTGGGTGTTGTCTGCTTACGGTAGAATCTGGTGTGGTGGTATCTCAGGAGACACTCAGACTGTTTACTTCAGCGACTTACTAGCTGGTACAGACTTTTTAAATGGCTCTGCTGGGTACTTAAACCTACAAGAAGTATTACCTAACGGTGATCCTGTAGTCGCTGCTGCAGCACATAACGGATATATTATATTCTTTGGTCGTAAGAACATAGCAATCTATGCTAATCCTCTAGACACAGGAGCGTTAACACTTGTTGAAGTTATCTATAATGTAGGATGTATTGCTAGAGATTCAGTACAGAACATTGCAACAGATGTATTGTTTTTATCTGACTCAGGAGTTCGTAGTCTACAGCGAATCATCCAAGAGAAGTCTATGCCAATGCGAGACATCTCTAAGAATGTTCGTGATGAACTAATGGCTGCCGTAGCATCTGAGACAGACTTAACTAAGATTAAAAGCATTTACTATGAAAGAGATGCTATATATTTATTAACTCTTCCTACAACTAAATTTGTATATTGTTTTGATACTCGTGCTGCACTGCAAGATGGTTCTATGAGAGTTACGGTGTGGGATAGTATTGAACCTAAGTCATTCTTTGTAACACAAGCTAGAGACTTATACTTAGGTAAGCCAGGATATATTGCTAAATATTACGGCTACGCTGATAATACTTCTAGTTATCGTCTTGCTTACTATACTAATTACTTTGACTTTGATGCATCTACAAATCTTAAATTACTAAAGAAGATTGGTTGGGTATTGATTGGGGGTACTAATCAATCAGTAGCTATTAAGTGGGGCTTTGATTATAGTGAGAGTTATCAAGCTACTACATATGCTTTAGACGCTGCTACAGTATACGAATATAATAACTCTACTGTAGATACTATTCCTGGTTCATCCGAATATAATATTGCTGAGTATACCTCAGGTATTGTTTTAGATCGATTTAACATTAATGCTGGTGGTCAGGGAACTGTAATGCAGTTAGGCTTAGAAGCAGATATTAATGGAAATCCAGTTTCAATTCAGAAAATAGACGTAGCAATTAAGCAAGGAAAGACTTTAGTCTAAGGACATACTATGGCAAACTATACAAAAGCAACTAACTTTACAGCTAAAGATGGATTACCTACTGGTAACTCAGGTAAGATTGTTAAAGGTACAGAGATTGATACAGAGTTCACAGCGATAGCTTCTGCTATTTCTTCTAAGGCTGACTTAAACAGCCCTGCTCTAACAGGAACTCCTACTGCTCCTACGGCATCGGCTGCTACTAACACAACACAAATTGCTACTACTGCTTTTGTACTTGCAAATTCTATTCCTAGTGGTCTTATTTCAATGTGGTCTGGGACAATCGCTACGATTCCTACAGGATGGGTATTGTGTAACGGTTCTAACGGCACTCCTGACCTTCGTAATAAGTTTGTTATTGGTGCTCATACTGATTCTGCTGGTGTAGCGTACTCCACAGTAACTGGAAGCAATACACAGACTGGTGGTACTAAAGATGCTATTGTTGTGTCGCATACACATACTGCAACTTCAACTGTTACTGACCCAGGACATTTACATACTTTTACTAACTACTCAAATGCAGGTGGTGCTTCGGATACCCCTATTATTGGTTCTAGTAATACACTAACTACGGTTAGCACTAACTCAGCAGTTACAGGTATTTCAGTAGCAACTACAAACAGTACAGAAGGCTCTAGTGGTACAAACCAGAACTTGCCTCCATACTACGCTCTTGCGTACATTATGAAGACCTAATATGAAAGTACCTGTAGTCCTTAGAGACGACTACACAATGTACTTAGAGTTACACGATGCAGCATTGTGGTTTCATACAGATGTACATAAGTGGTCGCAGGAAGTAAAGAAGAAGTACTTAGAAGATTTAAACTTATTACAGTATCTAACTAATGTTCCTCTGTTAGCATTAGTAGAAAAAGAAAACACTAAGCTTGCTAAGTTTGGTAAGCTAACAGGATGGGAAGTATTAAAATCCATAGAAGTTAACAACAAGAAATACTATATTTTTATTAGGAGCAAACCGTGGGTGATATAGTTAGTGGTATCTTAGATCCTTTTACAGGAGCTAGTGGGGTACGAAGAGCAGGAGAACAAGCTGCAGAGCAACAGCGACAAGCTGGTATAACTGCTGCTAATATCTCTGCATTCCGTCCTGTGGGAATGACTTCCAGATTTGGTACGTCTCAGTTTACTCGTGAGATAGATCCGAGGACTGGTGTGCCTTATATCTCAGGTGCAGGATACACAGCAGCCCCTGAGTTATCTGCTTTGCAGAACCAACTCTTCGGTAGATTCGCTCCTACGTTAGCACAAGCAGAACAGGTACAAAGTCAGTATGCTCCACTGACTGGTGCTTCTCAAAGCTTGTTTAACTTAGGTCAACAATACTTAGCCACATCTCCAGAGCAAGCTGCTCAGGATTACATCACTAGTCAACAAGCTTTACTAGCTCCTAGCAGACAAGCTCAGCTATCTAATGTTAGAGGTGGTTTGTTTGCTCGTGGTCGTGGTGGCTTAGGAGTTCAGACTGGTACAGGGGGTGCTCCTACGTCTCCTGAGTTACAGGCATACTACAATGCTTTAGGTCAACAAGATCTACAGTTAGCTGCTAATGCACAACAAGCAGGACAACAGAGAGCACAGTTTGGTGCTGGGTTGTTTGGCACTGGTGCTGGATTATTAGGCACACAAGTACAAGGACAAGCAGGTGCGTACTCTCCATTACTCGCTGCCTTAGGAGTATCAGGTCAAGTAGAACAAATGGCTCAAATGCCTTATCAGATGGGTCTTGCATTAGGTACTGCTCAGATGCCAGGACAACAAACAGGATCTCAGCAATACTACGGAGGTCAAGCAGCAGGTGCTCAGACACAATTGTCTTCTAACATGATGGCTCAACAGATGAACAATCAGTTCCTCTCTAGTTTGATTCAGGCTGCTGCTGGTTCTGGTG